GGTCTACCCGGAGGAGTTATTCCCTGTTTTCTTGGTTGATCTCCACTAGGATTTTCTCCACCACCTTTTATTTTTTCAAGATCCAGTTGAACGTTTTTCTGAAATTCCATTCCGCTTTTTGGTTGATAATATGGATTCGCTTTTTCTAATAGTTCTGGATTCTTGTTCCTAATTTCGTTTTCAAACCTCATATTTTCTAGTTCTATTTCAAAATCTTTTCCAAATACCTTATGAATGGTCTCGGCAGATACGATATTGCGATCCAACAATTGGATCATCAGTTGCTTCTCTGCTGTTTCGTCACGAAGACTCATTGTTTGAAAAGTTATATTTGGGATCTTATTAAAACCAACAGCATCAGCCACTAATTGTAGTTCGTTCTCTACCCATCTAATACATTTTGCTCTTACGTACTCTAGTCTTTCCACAAGCGTCTTTAGCTGGACAAAAGCTGTCTGGGCGTTACTGTTACTGCTGTTTTCGCTACCTCCGATCAAAGAGTCTGGTATTCCCAAACCCCTTATAATATCCTTGTTAACAGATTCGTATTTTGCTGATCCAAGAATTTTATCTATTGGAGGATAATCTATTTTAAAATCAATCATGTCGTCCCAGACGAGATCCATTACTCCACCACCGACATTGTGTTGAAGAATGTTTACTAGTTTGTTTACGGCTGACGTGGTTGGGAACAGTTGTTTATCTGAATTACCAAGTTTCCAAAGTCTTACGGCGTTAACGACACCATCTAGCGCCGCCATGTCCGCTTGTTTCATTTTATCTTTTAATAGAATTTCTTCTATAATTCCCATCAAAAATGGAGTTCCCCAGTCTTCCCAATCGTCCTTCTTGTAATAATCAACATACATCAGTTCGGGGTCTAAGGCTATTAGTTTGGAACCTTTTTTAGCAGCTTGCTTAATGGCTTCGGGAATCTTCTTTATAAATTCTTTTTCCGCGTCCGTTGTGGGGTTGGTTATAGATTTTTGCAATTCGGAAGATATCCTCATGGCTAGTTGTTGACTACCAAAATATTTGCCCACAGCCCCACCTATTTTTTCAATCATGGCGGGAGATAAGAAAACATATGACCAAGGAATCTCTCTTTTATTTCCCTTTTTATCGTTTATATCCACCTTCTCTAATGATTCAGGTGTGCCAGTTTCATCCAACGGTTCCGAACCAAAAAAGTCGGCATTTGCCTTGCTCATTTTCTTGACAGCGGGTTTCCCTATTAAGGCATTTTTCCTACGCACAATCACGTTTGCGTCACGCATCAAATATTTCATGAAATCGTGACACCGAGATTCTAAATCGACTCTCTTTGCCCATTCTTTATAGAATCTTTCCTGGCTTTTTATCGGGTGTCTAAAATCCATTCCTTCGGAAGCAAAATCCGCCATTAAATCTATAATGGTCCTAACCAAACCGTTCTTTTTATAGATTCCTTGACACAGTTGTACTATTTCTTGATGAGTGGTGGGAATTTTATCCTCTGAACGGTGATACTCGGTATCAAAACGATTATGTCCGGATTTAAGATTAATATCCGATGAACTTCCCATCGCTCGCCCCCCACGAACCACAGAAACGACATCCGGAAGCTTATAATTAGCCAAATCTTTTTCCAGGGTATATAAATTGTCTTTTTCGTCCATAAATTACCTCAATACAACCGCGATTAGATTACAATCCCATTGTTAATACACAATTATATTCTTTTCCCTCTTTTTATAGCCTTCATTGAATTCATATAGGATTTTTGATTTGTTTGCTGAAGAGCGCCAGCGCCTGGGCCTCTGTACATACCCTCGTTAGGATTAACACTTTCTATTAATTTAAAATTGCCAGCGGTATCGGTATAATCGACAGAGGACGTGGGGGCAACATCTGTAGAATAAATAAATCTATGGGCTATTAAAAGACTGGTGTATCGGTCTTTTCTTAATCTCCCCTTCCTTTGTCTACCCTCCATAACGGCAGAAGTAACGGTAGTCGGTGTATCAAATTTATCCTTACCCGTTGCTGTTTCTGTACGTTGGATAGTACAAATTTCATTTTTGAGTTCTTCTATGTGATAAATACATTCTTCGTATGTGTCAGAACTAATATCCATTGCTTTTTCTGCAATTAATGCGGATTGCATAACAACAACATCAAAAGCTGGAAATAAAAGTCTTTTCGTTTCAAAGCTCTTGTGTAGAGCGGCGTTTGCGTATGCATTAAACTCGTTACTTTGTTGAACCAGATGTAAGATGTGCGGACCATCAGTTTCTCCGTCTGTTGGTTTCAAATCATCTGGATCAACCACTTCATAAATAGGAACCTCTCCCTTTTCTACGTTCAACCCCTTCTTGGATCGTAACATTTCAGAAATTGGATACCCGCACCCCTGACTATCCATTTCAATTCTAAATGGCTCGAACATTTTTATTAAAGTTCTAATTTTTGAACAGCAATATTCATAATAATCCTCTTTTTCATCTATTAGACCACCCTTTTTCTTTTTATTAAATTCTGGTTTATTGATTGCCCAGCAATAGACTATTCTATAGTGATTGGGCCACACCTCTATAATGGTTATTCCAAATCTATCACTTTCGGCACCAGGGTCTATCCCAATAATATATTTTCTTCCCCTAATCCCCCTCATCATTGGCGTAAATATAACTTCGCCATCAGGTGTTGATATAGATTTAGAAGGATTTGTAGTGCAAGATTCTATTAAGCTTCTAACAAAATAACCATCCGAGTCTTTAATAAAAATGGCATTGAATTCCATATCGTAAATATTTTTTGGTAAAGTCGCCCTGGCGTTAGCCAACATTCTTCTGTCTAAAAGACCCTCTGGAAGATACGAACTAGGAATTCTTATTATGGCATAATCCTTGTAGTTAAAATCTTTTGGAATATTTCCATATCCACCAAATATCTCCGATGTTTTAGCCGGATCTCCCTTGCTCTCTAAAATCTTCTTCCATTTTTCAAATTTTTGTGCGAAGTGATTAAATTGATAATACGCCGTTCCAGCGCATATGATTTGATTTCCACCCTTTTGAGGAGTGGTAATTTGTTTTCTTATGTTCTCGTCTATATTTAATGCCCTTAATCTTTTTTCTATCGCCAAACTTTTCGCTTCATCTACCGGAGTTTTAGTTGTCGATGTAAATCCCTGAACAACGACATTGAAAATATCTTCTGGGATACTAGAAAACTCGTCGGCAATAATCGTAGTTGCCCGGAAACCTCTTATCTTTTCTCCAGTGCCTAACGGAAGAGCAGTTATCACAGATTGTCCAACTTTGAAGTAGCAAAGATCGACATTCTGACGAGGACCGGCGTTCTTCCCACCCCCGACTATACTTCTTAAAACCGGAGCATTACTCCAGATACTTTCGATATAACTAAAAACTATTCTTGCTTGACGTAAACCAGCACCAACAATAACAATTTTTGATCCCGGATCAAGAAGGGCTCTTAGTATAGCGTACACCGCAAGAGTAAAAGATTTTGCCCCACCCCTACAAGCACAAAAAATTGGCAAAGGCGTTTTCCACAAAATCTGTAAAATTGCAATTTGATACGGAAAAAGTTCTAGGTTCAATATATACTTGGTGGTCCATCCTATATTATTTATATCAAGCATACTTTGAACAACAAGTTCATCGAGTCTTTTGCCAGATGTTTTTAAGTCGCTAAAAATATGTTCGTTGATAACAGGCGTACTATCTCTAAACGGGAAAAGATAGGCAAACTCTCCGTCTGAACCAGTGAGAATATCCTGTATTTCTGAAGATATTACGCTATTGCCCATCTATCTTTTTCCATTCTTATAACTGACTCAAAAATACTTTGAGCATATTGTTTACCACAACTTCCCACTGGAATTATAGGGACATTGTATTTAATAGACAAATCAGATAACCAATTGATAAGAGCTTTCCCCGGTACGCCCCTGGTAAATTGTGGAGGAGACAAATTAAAAATGTCTGTTGTTAGTTGTGTCTCTATCAATACATACCTGTATTTTATACTTTTCATCCGTTCCATTTCTTCTTCGAACAAATCTCGTTTTCCGTAATTCACCCATAGTTCACTATAATTATCCTTGCGCTCTATTACCAATAAATCTTCATACCCAACCAAACTATAATCGCCCGTTTTCAATGTTTGTTCAACCATACCATTACATCTTGGGGGTCTTCTTTCTGGTTTATGTGGCTTAAACTCCCAACCAAACCCCTCCTTCTCTCTGGTGTCTCTTATGACAGTATAGCTCGGCAAAACAATTCTTGGCATTACAGACCTACCTCTTCGTCAAAAGTTTCCCCGTCAATAATTAATGGCTCAATGGTCCCGTCAGGAAGTTCCTGTGGCTCCCTCCAGTGTTCTTTAATATCTTCTGACGATATTTTGGTAAGGGCCGCATACCTACCCTGTTTATTTCTTTCAGCCTCGGAACTTTGTAACACAGAGATGAGACTAAAAAAGCTTTCTTTACCACCTTTTAACTCGTCAATTCTATCTTTTCTAGTAGCTGCTAAGTTTTGATATATCTTTTGACGTTCCGCTACTAGCTTATCGTATCTTTCACTTGTCTTTGCAAAATCTGTTCTTTTCTGATCCAACAGCCTATATTGTTGAATCCTAAACTGTTTAGCCTCCTTGCTCTCGTCTTCTTCAATAGGGTTGTTCGCGGACCATCCCGTTAATTCAATTACTTCTTCCTGAAAAGACTTCATAAGAATTAGTTGTCTATTAATAAGAATTCTATGTTTCAAGAAATCGTCTATTTGGAAGAACTCCGAAGTAACAATATCCTCGAATTGGGTACATAAATTGCCATACTCTTCTATGTAAACATCTATTTCATCTTGCGTAAACTGACTTTGTAGAATAATGTATAGATGATTATTTTTAAAAGCATTCCTAAACCATTCCGCCTTTTCAAAATTAGTTAATCCAGGGGGCGGGACAGAAGCGGTTATGGATGTATCCTTCGGCGTTTCGGGCTTTTTGTTAATCCCCAATTTTCTTCTGGTTCTTCTTATGGTTTCCATACTCCATTTATAATTAAATTTATGGAACAACTGTTCTTGTATGTGTTTATCTGGAACCCCTTCTTTACATAATTTAGCAAGCAATTCTTTGGCGGGTATATTGCTTGATAATTTTTCAAAAACATCAGCCATGTTATTTATTCACCTCTTCTAAAATAACAGACACGCAACATCTGATTTCCTCTAATAAATTTTTGTTTATTTTTTTGCCACTCAAAAGATCTGTAAAATGTTGTATTAAATGTGGCGGTAAATGATCTGCTATAAATTTTTCTAAATCCTTTGCTTCAACAGAAAGGGCGGGGTCTTCTTCCGAAGAAGACGAAGCTAAAAATTTTGTTCTATCGGATACGCCGATATTATCTATTGAAATAGCATTAACTAAATTTATCCTTGTTTGAACTAAAGACTTGTCTTCTGCCTTTTTTTCTGGTCTAAAATATTTGTCTCGCTTAAGATTTTTTAGTCTGTTGCTGACGTGGGCGTTTAAGTAGTTTTCTAGTTCCCCGCAAGAAGGTTTGTACCTAGCAAGTGCGTCAAGACAAAGTAGATATATCTCCTGATATATGTCCGAAGAATCAAAGTAAGCAAATTTGTGCTTATTTTTTCTCGACTTTGCTATCTTGTGTATTATCGGTTTTGCTAATTCCATCAGAGACGGGGGGATTAGATACACTTTCATCTTCTAGCGCCTTATCAAATACTGCACTTACATTAAAATCTTCGTCCTTTTTGTCTAATAGATCGACCAAGACCTTGGCGCTTGCAGTCTGTGTTTCTTTGACAGTCAGATGACATTTTAATTTTACCATATAAAGTTATACACCAAGTCCTATAATATATAATAGGTTGTTTTTAGGATTTTGTTACAAATAAATCCAAGAAAGTCGTATAATACGATAGAATGTTTGAGCTTAGGATAGTTAAAAACACGCTCCCGTACATACATCCGTACTCTATTACGGCAACAAAAAACGGATATTGTCAAATTGTTGGGAACTACAAAAATAAAGCAATAGCTGAAAAAGCAAAGGCCAACTTCGAACACTTGTTACAATACGGAATTATACCAGAAGAGTTAGAAAACCTAAGTACACTATTAAAGCCCAATAATACCGGACCATCCCCCGCGATCAATTATTTTAAAGAAAGAATGAAAAAACCACAAGGGGATCAGCCCCCTAAGCTGCCCCCGTCTAAAAAAAGGAAAATTGTATTATAACATTAATTAAAGGACAATTTGAAAAAACAGTTCTTGAAAACCCACTCTTTGGTCCTAATAGAATTTCTCTGTGTATAATGGACCCTCCTGATAACGAAGGAAGAAAATACGATAGCTATAATGACAACTTGCCCGACGAACAATACGTGGGTTTATTGGCTGAGTGGCTACGTTCCGCTTGTTATATTACCGATGGTCCGGTTTTTATAAGTTTCTCAAACAAGTGGACGAGACAGGTCGAAGACATTGTTCATTATAACAACATACCACTAATACAAAGATTACAGTGGCACTACACTTTCGGTCAAGCTCATAAAAAACGTTATACTCCGTCTGTGCGACCTATTTATTGGTTGAACAAGGACATTATTTATGACGACAAAATAAAGGTGCCCTCGGATCGTATAATTAAGTACAAGGATAAAAGGGCTAACCCGCTGGGGAAATTGCCGGATAGCTCGTGGGAATTCAGTAGGGTGTGCGGAACTTTTAAGGAGAGAAGAAAATTTCATCCCACGCAACACCCAGAAGCTTTGATAGAAAGAATTGTTTTGGGACATTCCAAAGAGGGGGAAACTGTTTTAGACCCATTTATTGGGAGTGGCACTACAGCAATAGTTTGTCAGAGGTTGAACAGAAATTGTGTTGGTATTGATGTTAGCCAGTTTTATTTAGATAAAATAAGAGAGGGTCTCGATGGACAAAAAACTATATGAGCTTGTGGAAAGATTACTGGAACAATGGAAAATTGTTCTAAGGCTCAACGCAAAAAATTCTCTTGCGAAAGCGTCTCAGATTAAGGGCGGGTTAAAGAAAAGAATAAAATTTGAGGGAAAAATTATCATCTTTGATTATCCAACAACAAAGGCGCAACATCAAATTCAAAACGAATTGCTTAGGTTAATGCCCGAACTTCAGGCGTTAATAGTAAGCGAGCCAGCTATTCTTGATTTTGATTGGATAACAGAAGACTATCTGGAACTTTATAACAACCATTACAATCTAGTCATCGAAAAAATATCTCAAGTCTTGGGGCGAGTAAGGTGTTAGAGTGTGCTACCTGTGGTTGTGAAATCGACAACAAGCATCCAAAGATTAGTGTTTTGGCAGATATACACATCTGCAAAGAATGCGTCTACAAGATTCTTACTATATACATTTATTCAAATCCAATTAGATTTCTTTGTCCGTTTTGTGAACATAACAAAAAAAATAAAAAGTGCCAATACTGTAATATGTCAGAAAAAATGAAGGCGTTTGATTACGAAAATATATAATGAGTAGATATTCTAGAGAAGATATTGATCGCTATTTCGACCACGGAATATTTTCTCCTAAGAGAATAATCTATATGGGTTCTACCAGAGAAGATTTGGATGGGTCCGAATCTGGGGTAGATTATTCGATGACAGAAAAAGCTATAAAGGGAATAACATATCTCAATACCGTATCGGAAAAACCAATTGTTGTAATTATGAACAATATGGGCGGCGACTGGTATCATAGCCTTGCTATCTATGATATAATAAAATCATCCAGATGTCATGTAACAATTATTTCCGTTGGGTACTGTTGTAGTGCCGGTTCTGTTATTTTACAGTCTGCTGATTTACGAGTTATATCTCCTAGTTGTATCTTTTTAATTCACGACGGAACAACAGAACTTTCTGATCATACCAGAAATGTAGAATCACAAGCAGAGCAATCTAAACTAGATAGAAAAAGAATGTATGAAATATATCAAGATAAAATGAAAGCCAAAAACCCTCAAATAACAATTAAACAGATAGAGAAACTCTGTACGATTGATAAAATATATTCTCCACAAGAAACAATAGATGCTGGGTTGGCAGACGAACTATTACAGGACATAAACCTTTACGTTAAAGAGTAATGGACAGAAAAGGAAAGCAAATGAACTTTAAAGAGTATCAGTTAGAAAGTAGAAAAACAGCATCATATCCCGGCATGGACAAGCTTATGGACTATCCGTTAATGGGGTTGATGGGAGAATTCGGAGAACTCTGTGAGAAATTTAAAAAGACCTTGCGTGACAACAAAGGTGAGATGTCCGCTGACAGGGTTGATGGGGTTGTCAAGGAGATGGGAGATCTCTTGTGGTATCTGTTTCAAATCTATACAGAACTAAAGATTGATTTCCAGGATAATTTCGAGGTTATGGCTATCGACGAAAGATGCCTAAAATCCACAACGTGCCTTCTTGCCTCCATGAACTGTTGCATATCCGATATTATGGTATATTCTTTGTCTGGCAACAGGGTTTTATTGAGTCTATTAGCTGATCCATCCAACACTATTATAACATGCTTAAACCACATTTGTAAGCTTTGTAATACAACGATAGAAGAGGTAATGGACAAAAATATCGAGAAACTCACAAGCAGGGTGGAAAGGGCTGTAATTAGGGGGGAGGGGGATAATAGATAAGTGTATAAGACAGATGTGGAAAAGGAAAAGAAATACCCTCCGATAGTACAAACCTTCTTGCATTTTTTCTGGGTTTCCACTCCAAAGCTATGGATGTTAGAAACTAAATTTGAGGGATATTTTTTACACATAAAAATCATATCCGACAAAACTGTTGGCGATAAACAGTTTTATCTGCGAAGAAAATATAGCTTAGATATTATGAACAAATTCCAGGATACAATTATTGAAGTAGCCTGTGACTGCGCCGCCGAGGTTGTCGCGGCAATGAATAAATAAGTATGCAATCCAAACAAAGGAATATGATAAGATTTCTTCTTTTCAGATGGAAGCAATTACTTCCATTTTCGTCTATACAGAGAGTCTTTATAGAGAATTTTAAAGAGAACAGGAACACACCCTGTCCATTTGACTTTAATATATTTAATCCAATGGCTGAAATTGATATAATAAAAGCCAAAATAATAGATTATAAACCATCATTAGCTTGGTCTAAAGACGAATGTGATCTGCCAGATGATTTAAGTGACGAAGATTTGGGCGAACTTTATGTTAGATATAATCATATGCTCCTCAACAAAATTAAAAAAAATGTGTATAAACACTAATAAGGAGTTGGTGATGATTGAAAACATTTTTGTATTTTATATGGTCTAAATTCATAACATTCCTCGGCGACCTCAAATTCTTTGGTTTAACGCATCCGTTCTGGTTTATTATAAATGCCCCTGGATATAAATTGAGGGGGGAACATTATAGACAGGTTGCAAAGATTATAAAGCCAGGGGATATTCTTTTATCAAGATCCGAACAATATATAGACAAATGGCTAATTCCAGGTTTCTGGACACACGCTGGGTTTTATTTCGGCGGAACTAGAGAAAGAGTAATTCATGCTGTTTCCAATGGCGTAATTATTGAAGACATTATTAATTTTATGCGCACCGATACGTTGGTAGTTTTACGACCACAAGAAAAATATGTGGAAAGAGCTATTGCCCTGGCCAAAACTATGATTAACCAGGAGTATGATTTCCTGTTTAATTTTAGTGACAAAAATAGGTTAAGCTGTACTGAACTTGTTTTCTGTTGTTATCCCAAACTTATAAGAACGAGAAAAAGACTTGGAAAAATTATGGTTGTCGCAGACGATATTTTTCTTGATAAAAGTTTCACGGTTGTTTGGGATTCTAGAAAACATTATAGGGTAACAGATAATGCTCCGGATTAATCTCGCTAAAAAGTAACTCGTAACCATCTTTCGTTGCTTCATTTTTAAATATCGCCAATTCTCTTATAATTTTCCCGCATCCGAAAGCAGCAAACGTCTCCATATTAGCACCCAAAGATCTTTTCCATCCATTCAAAAGTACAACACCCTTGCACAAATTAACAACAGCATTTAAATCCTTTGCCATACAAACATTAAAAGTGAGATGGGTGTCGTTTTCCTCTGCCGGACTCCAAACAGTATATCCTCTATTTCTCAACACCTTTGCGGCAAGTTTGAAGGCTGGATGGTTAAACTCTGGATATCCGGTCATTGGTCCGGCTAAGTACCAGTCGAACATTTTCTTTTTAAACATCGTTTATCCACCAATCTTCTTGTTTTTATTGTCAACTACGCCAAAAACGAAAATCTTGTAAAACAAATACCATCCATACCAAAACATCATAATCTAATCCTCTATTCCAAAAATTTCCTTTAAGCTTTTCAGGGTTTCATTATAGTTTTCTGGGGTGGGGTTTTCTGGAACCCTAAACCCCTTGTCGTCTATGAAAACGTCTGCGTTGGGTTTACCGTTATCGAACCATATCTCGTCATAAACAAGGCCGTGAGTTTCCATCCAGTCGCTCACGATTTTCGATAACAACCACGGAGCAGTGTTCTTGGAAACTACGTTCGGGGAGCATCTACATGTATGAATCACTATATCCCCAAATTTATGTAGCTCTTCAAGAAATTCTTTGGCTCCTGGCAGTGGGTCGCCAAACTGGTAAATGTCTTTCCAGTGGTCGTATGTGGCAATAGTTTTATCTAGGTCTACTGCAATTACTAACCTTCTGTTATATTTACGCATTAACCGTTTCTTTTACTATTTCACCGTCACTAATAATAACCTGACACTCTTTCCCCTTGCCGACTCGTTCTATCCAAACCTGCGCATCCATTTTCGAGGCCATCTTGGAAATCATCGCCAGATTTTTCTCGTCAAGCAAAGAACCGTCTCGGATTAAAAGGATTTTCAGCGTCGGATTCATCACCAAACCCATCGCAACCGAAACTTTAATTCTTTCTCCTTGAGATATTTGATCGAACGGTATCTCGTTAAACGTCACAGTTTCTTCGTCGAAAGCTAATCCCTTTATTGGGAAATTAGCCTTTTCCAACATCTGTTGTTTGGTAGCGTCTATATTTATCAGAGCAAGAGATGCCGCTTCCGATTTTCCTCTTAGTTCCTGTAGAGCTATTTCTAAAGCCTTTTTAGCATCGTTAGCCCTTATCGACTTGTTAACTTCTTCGGCTGAATTAATTTGAGACTGTATATTAGATACATCTATCTTTTGGAAATCTTTTATGGTCGTTTCATCTTTTGCCATATAGGTTTCTATCTTTGTTTTTTCTGCTGTTATTTGTTTAATTTGTTCATCTAATTTTGCCATTCTTAGTCTATTGTTTTCTATAGATCTTTTTGCATCGTCTAATTTTTGATTTTCCGCAAGAGCAGACATTAATTTATTAGAAAGCGCCACAACAGATACCTCTTTATCGGGAACATCCTTGCAATAAGAAAGACTCTCGTACTGTGCCTTTAATTCCTTGCCCCTTCTGTTTATGTCAGTTCTTGAATCAAACGCCTCTTTGCGGCTCTTGTTCAATTCTGTAAAATCAAGTCCAACCAACTTTTTAAGAGTTTCAATCCTTTTCTTGTCATCCATTCTAAAAAATTCAGACGGATCGAAAGATAGATTCCCCACTATCTTGTCAAGCATAGCTTGCGGAGTAGGGAACGTAGCCCCTTCTTTACTTTTGACAACAAGACTGGTGCCATTTTTTGTAAATGTTCTTATTACCTGTATATCGCCAAGGTCAAGAACAATCCTGGCCTTTTCTTGTCCATTCCTTATTGGTTGACCAGGAATATGCTTTGAACCACCAAGGGCGTATTCGATAGAATCGAGAATGCTTGACTTGCCATTCCCGTTATCTCCCCCTATCACGACCATGTGACCATCGGGCTTGATCTCTATAGCCTTCAAACATTTAACGTTTTCTGCCTCTAGTGATACAATTTTCATTATCTATGTTATCCTTTTATTATTTCTTCTGGAAATACATCCCCGTTCCTTGTAATCATACCATCCTCATAGGGAATCGCTATTCTCCGATACAGTTCTAGTTTTACACATTCCAGAACACCAATTAACAGATTTATGTTTCTATAACTAAGGTCTTGACTATACAATAATCTTCCTAACAAAGTAGAAATGGCATAATTAACAAGTCCCGGATTCATGTTTTCATCAGATATTTCATTGGCTAAAGCGATTATCGCAATATCCAATTCATGAGTTCTTAAACCTTTAGTTATATATGGCACTATTTCGCATCCTTGTTGGCAGCAATTCTAAGTAACTTTTTAAACCAATCACTCAATTTTTCAACACGACTCTTCTTTTTCTTGGGCGTAGCTTTCTTCTTGCTTTTACCCGTACCCATATTCTTAAACGAGTCAACCTCCTTCTTTGTCTTTTTAGCCATTACTGTACCTCCACCTTTTCTGTAACCAAAGCAAGATCGCTAACTGCAAATAATTCTGGACGACCGCGCTGCGGCCTTCCTTTTCCAAAGGAAATAGAGTAACCATTTTCCGAAACGCTCTTTATACGACCCTCTTTACCAACTACGCCCGGACAACCTTCGCACCGAATGACGCGAACAACATCATTTACCTTAAACATTCATTTCTCCTAAAACATTGTTTCTGTGTAATTATACGATTACCACGCCTTTATTTTTTTAATCTCTTT